TCTATTTGATTTTTTTGCGGGGTAAATGCCAATTACGCTTAAGTTGTTGGCATTGCACCCCTACAGCGCATGGGAACGTGGTGCGAATGAGTGTGCCAACAAGCTTATCAGACGCTTTATTCCTAAAGGTGCCGATATTTCAAAATATTCTAAAAAGTTCATAAGATATATCCAACACTGGTTGAACAATTATCCAAGGAAAAAGCTCGCATGGTTTTCTCCTTTCGATGCGTCACTTCCACTAAATCTTTCTCCAAATCTTTGGTGACATTTTATATTGCAATTTTCAGTTTTAAATAATTATCAATTTAGGTATTGATTTTTAATTTAAAATATGATATAATTTCTATTATTAAAAAATAATACGGATGCAGTTATAACACAAACAACTAAAAATATATCATGTTTTGAATTGATTTCTGCATTCCTAATTACATCTGCGTTTATGCGTTTATAAGTATACATCATATACTTTCATAAATTTTTATCCCATAATTCGCTTTTTATCAGCTTGTGCTGTAAAAATTTAATAAGGAGAGTTATCGAAGTGGTCATAACGGGGCTGACTCGAAATCAGTTGAACGGCTTATACCGTTCCGAGGGTTCGAATCCCTCACTCTCCGCCATATTAGCACCCCAATTTTGATACAATCGAAGTTGGGGTGCATTATTCTGCCTAAATGCAGATAATACGCAGTTTTTGAGGGCAATCGGAAACGATTACTTATGAGGGAGAGGACTATACGCTCCTAAAAGTAGTCAAAACAGGGCAAAAATGCGGAAATATACCTCAAAAGTCAACGATTGCCCAAGTTACCGTTGATTATTGTAACGAAACGCAAAATCGAGAGGGTGCATTTTTCGATTTTTTCGGGTTATCGTTGATTTTTGTAACGAAACTCGAAAAAGGCTGTAAATAGGCATAAAAAATAGGGGCTGTGAATGAGCCAATGTGAGGATTATCACATCGGTATCCACAGCCCCTTTAAAATAGTATTTACACTTCAATCTCCATGCCGTTCCGCAGTGTGAAGGTCAGCTTGCCGTCCGTACCCACAGTTGCTTTTTCCACAAGCAGTAGCCAGAGCTTTCTGTCAAAGGTGTCGGTCACAATACCCTCGTTACTTAGCGTTCGAATCAGCCCTTCGAGCAGTTCCTTGCGTGAAAGACGAGCGGCTCTTTTGTCCTGAAGGTCGTGCAGAACCTTTTCAGCTTCAGCTTTCTGCGCGTTGTACTCCGCCATTTTCTTTTTGTAGAAGTCCTCGTCCTGCGGTTTCATAGCATTTTCTTTGATGAACTCCTGCATCGAAACCGCCAGCCCGTTCAGGTAGATATACTGTGCTTCGATTTTTCTGTCCAGTGCTGCGGTGTTGGATAATACGCCAATGATCTGCTGACAGGAAATCAGAAAATCCTCTTTGTCAGCTGCTATTTGATTGCACACCTCAATGAACCGCTTTTTTATCTCATCCTCATAAAGATGCGGTGTTGTGCATTTTTCTCCGTTCTTGAATTTGTGATTACACTGCCAGATCACACGGCGGTACTTGCTTGTACTGTGCCAGACCTTTGAGCCGAAGAAACCACCGCAGCAGGAGCAGACGAGCTTTGCCGAGAAAATAGAGCTGCCGCTGTACTCTTTGCCGAGCTCCTTCCGTCTTTCGATTTCCGCCTGCACCAATTCAAACTCCTCCGGGTCAATGATCGCGTCATGACTGTGTTCCACAAAATACTGCGGTACTTCGCCTTCATTGACTTTCTGCTTTTTCGTTAGGAAATCCACAGTGAACTTTTTCTGCAACAGTGCCGAGCCTTTGTACTTCTCGTTCGTGAGAATGCTTTCCACAGTTCGTGTGTACCACTTCTCACCGCCGGCAGGGGCGAGAATCTCCCTCTCCATCAGCATTTTTGCGATTTTGTAGTAGGACATACCTTCCATGAAGGATTTGTATATCAGTCGGACAACTTCAGCTTCCTCCGGCACGATCTCAGGAAGCTCGTCCTCGCCCTTACGATATCCTAGGAATCGTCCGTAAGGCATTGTGACCTTGCCGTCCGCCATACGCTTTCGCTGTCCCCATGTTACATTTTCACTGATGCTTCTCGACTCCTCCTGTGCCAATGAACTCATAATGGTTATAAAAAGTTCGCCTTTAGAGTCCAGCGTGTAGATGTTCTCTTTCTCGAAATAGACCTCCACGCCTTTTTCCTTCAGCTTTCTGACGGTCATCAGGCTGTCCACGGTGTTTCTTGCGAAACGGGATACCGATTTCGTAACAATAAGGTCTATCTTCCCATCAAGAGCATCTGCAATCATACGATTAAAACCGTCTCTGTGCTTTGTATTGGTCGCCGAGATGCCCTGATCCGTATATACGCCCGCAAACTCCCAGTCGTCACGCTTTTGAATGTATTCTGTATAGTAGGAAACCTGTGCTTCATAGGAGGTCTGCTGTTCTTCCGAATCGGTCGAGACTCGTGCATATCCGGCAACCTTACGCTTTTTGGGCGTGTTCAATGGTGTGAAGGTAGCCCTGTCAAGTTTTGCCGGGATAAATGTTACCTTGCTCATTGCTTCTTTCTCCTTTCTCTCGCTGCAGCGCCTTTCTTGCCGTAAGCTGCCGCTTTAGCCCTCTTCTCCGCCGTCCATGCTTCTGATCTTGAATGGTCTTCCCAGTGGACTGTCTGCTCGTGACCATCTCTAAATAGAAATGTTAACACATTCGGTTTAGGAACTGTGATAGACTCAATCTCAGCCTGAAAGACCTCGTTGTCAAATTCATCGAGCTGAAGAACCTCACAAGTCTTGTCATACAGGATATCTTCCGGAATCTGCTTGGATTTCGGACAAAATCTCTTACCTCTTGCGTTATAAGTCCAGCAGATCCATGTTATCCGGTAAGGCTGTACCTTCCTGCGATAATATTTCCCACAGCAGCCGCAGTGAATGATACCTGTAAATGGGTAGGTACCGGTTGTCGGTTTATCCGGCGTGAAATAGTCACGTTTCATCTTCAGAAGCTCCTGCGCACGCATAAATGTTTCCTTGTCAATTATGGCTTCATGTGCTTCTTCCACATAATACTGTGGCAACTCACCGTGGTTGGGCATTTTCCGCTTTGTGATATGGTTTTCACGGTAGGATTTTTGCAGCAGAAGGTCTCCGCAGTATTTTTCGTTTTTCAGTATACGGCGAATCGACCATGCAGTCCATATGCCGCCGCCCTTTGTTGGTACTCCGGCTTCAAGCAGTTTGTTAGCAATTGCATTTTTGCCCATGCCGCTGAGATAATCGTTGAAGATCATTCTGACAATCTCCGCTTCTTCGGGAACAATGATAAGCGTGCCGTCATTGCTGCGTTCATAACCGAGAATTGTGATGCTGCCGAGCCGCCCCTGTTCAAAATCCTTGCGGATACGCCACTTCTGATTTTCACTTGCGGAGTAGCTTTCCTCCTGTGCATACGAACCTAAGAGTGTCAGCATGAATTCACCGTCCGGGCTGATAGAGTGGATATTCTGCTCCTCGAAATAGACATCCACACCCAGTTCTTTCAGTTCACGGATGGTTTCCAGCAGCGTAACGGTATTGCGGGCAAAACGGGAAATCGACTTTGTTATGATAAGGTCGATATTTCCGGCTCGGCATTCTGTGAGTAAACGCTGGAAGTTCTCTCGGTTATCCTTGGTTCCGGTCAGGGCTTCATCCGCGTACACGCCGGCAAATAACCACTCCGGATTACTTTGAATAAAGCTGTTGTAGTAGCTGACCTGCGCCGACAGGGAATGCAGCATGGCATCCTTGCCGCTGGACACTCTGGCGTAAGCTGCCGTTCTCAGCAGTTTGACAGTGGGCTTGTTGGGGAATTGAACCCTCTCTACTATGCGGTCATTTTTATCCACACAGCAACACCTCCTTCGCTTACCATATTACCGTCTATCGAGCGATAAGTCAACGATTTTACGCGGTTTTCAGCGGAATATGCTGCACGAAGATACGCCGTATTTCTTTGCCATCATTGTATCAATTTTAGCGTACTCTGCCTTGGTGATAAGTGACTTGGTGAGTAGAGAACGCACCCATGACATAACCATCTGGTAGCGTAAGAGCTTGTCGATAAAAGTACTATTTGTGGTCATGGTACACCTCCTTCGATTTTCCGTAGCAGGTACGGGAACAGTAAATGCGCTTCTTACTTTTATATGATAAGAATGAGGTCTTACACACAGGGCAGATACGTTCAATTTGTGAATCTCGTGGAATCAAGGCGGTGTTTTCAGCCCACCACAGTTGGCGGCACTTATCTGAGCAGAACTTCTTTTCTTTACGATGCTCAGTTTGCGGAATCTCTATGTGGCATTGCAGGCAGAACAAGATGTTTTTACGAGACTGATTGCCGGAGTGAATGCTGTGCCGCTTGCAGAAGGATTTGACCGTATTTATAGAAAGTCCGAGCTGTGCTGAAATTGCAGGAATTGCTACTCCTGCATCACGCATGGAGCAGACTGCTTGCTTTTGCTCATTTGTCATCGCATACCTCCTCACAGATGATAAGGAATCTCCGAATATGAAAAAAGAAGGGCAGAGAATAATCCCTGCCCCTCATGCGGATCACGCTTTCACGAGCGTACCCTTATAAATGTCATCGCCGATTTTGATAGTTGCGGTCATGGTGGTGTCGCTCTTATCGTCAGGTACAGGTGCAGGTGTCGGATCTGACTTGTCCCAGCCGTTCAGCCCCTTACCCTTGATGATGGTCGGGAAATCCTTGTAGCAGATGTCCAGATCAACATTGCCGTTGATGCCATCCACATGACCTTTCTCGGAATACTGCCACACAGCATATGCGCCGCTGTAATTAGTCTGGTTCACCCAATGCGCCAGCCAGATCGTGTAGTGGGACTTGATATCATCGGCGGTGTGCGTGGTGAGCGAGGAGGCAGAGCCGTACAGACCGACAAAGTAGCCTGCCTTTTCCACCTTTTCAAGGAAGGCTCTCATGATCGCAGAGACCTTCTCCTTGCCGAGATCAAACTGCTTCTTCTCCTCCAAATCGAAGTACACAGGCATCTCGAACTGCTTTCCCTTGATGACCTTAAGGAACACATCGGCTTCAAGCTCTGCCTCCTCCGGTGTCATGGCGTAGCTGTACCAATAGGCACCGACAGGGATACCTGCCGCCTTTGCCCCGGCATAGTTCTGCTCGAACTTCTCGTCCTTCTGCTTTTCAAGTCTGCCGAAGCCTGCACGCAGAATGGCAAACTCGATGCCTGCACTTTTCACATTGTTCCAGTCGATATTGCCGTTGTGTACGCTCACATCAATACCCTTCATATCCTCGCCTCCGAAATACTTGTAGAAATCATCGGTCACAGTGCTGTTGCCGTGGACTTCATCGCCGTACCACTTTGAGTCCGTGCGGACATCCACATGGGTGTACTGATAGGCAGCGGTGATGTTTGCAATGCCTGTGAATCCGATATCCTGTGCCTTACAGCAGACTACCTTCGAGCTGATTGGCTGCCCGTCCTGCCCATAACAGCAGATATCAGCCGCATTACCGAGTGTGTGCTGACCTGTGCCGGAACCGCCGACATTCTTATCGTGCTGTTTACAGCGATAGCCGCTTGTCACGATGATCTTGGAGCAATTGAGGGCAGTAAACAGCTTTTCGAGCTTCTCGATCAGTTCCGGGTTGTTCAGTGTCTCATGCTCCTTACCACACTTACAGCGAAACTCGCTGATATTAAAATGCGGAGAAAGCTGTGTAGTATCCGAATACTTGTAGGTTTTACTCATTTCTTATCATCCTCCAAATCATCAATCATTTCCTGAATCTCATCATCGATATGTGCCGCCCTTTTCTGAAGCACCTCAATTGCCTTTTTGATCGCGGGCGGATACGGGATACCCATAAGACTGGTGTTCTCAATAATGGAGAGCAGTTCATTCACACAAAATCCGATGCACGTTGCATCCCTTATATAGGTCGTTCCGATGAGAATGTCCATACGGACAGCTACCACAACCATGAGCAGGATGCAGAACTTTTTTGCAAGTCCGACCCAACCTGCCTTTGAACTGAGCCTGCCGGTCTTGCTGTGCTTGCTTCTGCCCATAGATGCAGCGATCAGACCTGTCGTGAAGTCGATTGCCATAAAGATGATAAGCGTTGCCAGTGCGGAATCCCACCCACCTAGCATCGCTGCGATAAAACCGCCAACCACTCCGGCGGCAGTACAGATATTTTCTTTCATATTCAGACCTCCAATACCTTGATATTCCGGATATACGGATGTGTATTGTCTGTGACAGCCTTCCACGCAAGATAATAGTCACCGGCTGTGATGTTGCCGCAGTCGATCAGCACAGTTGTGTAGTTGTCTCCCGTTTGCAGCCATGTGAACGGGACTGTGACAGCCTGATTATTCAGGATTGCCTCGTAGATATATCTTGCAGTATCAGCCGGGGAAAGCGTTTCATTACTTCTTGGCACGAGCCACATCTCACCGATATCCGTTGCTCCTGACTTATAACTCAGCATGATTTTGTTGGAAGAACTGATGTGAACGGGCTCAACACACATCGTGTAAATGGTCTGTCCCCAGTTAAAGTCAGGTTGATTGTAGTAGATTGCGTACCCGTTTTCCTCGCAGCAGAAATGTGGATAATTCTCAGTGAATCCGGCAAGAGAGCGATAACCGTCATTGTAGAAGGTGTACAGCTTCTCTCCATAGTCGTGGAGTGTATCGATGGATGCTTTGAACAGCGTAATATCCGGCTTGGTCTGTGGAATTTGCAGCACCTTCGGCACGAGCGTATTCAGCTTTTCATTTTCAGATGCTTGCACGCCCATTGTTGTAAGATTTCGTGCTAAAGCATCTCTCTGCTCATCAAGGGCTGTCAGATAGTTTGCAATACTCATTCAGTTCACCTCCACGATAGCTGCCAGTGTATCCTCCACACCGGATAGCGCAGTCTCAACAGCAGCGAGTCTTGTGTAGATATCTGTGATCGCAGTCTTATTTCCCTGCATATCATAGAGAATTTCCGTCTTGAAACGTTCAAAAACGCCCTCATTGACACCCACACGCTCGTTCAGGTTCATTGCTGCGGTGTGTGCCTCGTTCCAGCGGGTGACATGGGATTCAGTGATGCCATTGAGCACTGTCATGTTGTGATGCCAGTGTGCCTGTCCAACTACGGTCGAGATCGAGGCAATGTCATCAAGCATATCCTGCGTGATGGAATCCAAAACGGCTTTATTGGCATGGGAATGTGCCTGTGCAGAAACTTCACTGAGACCTGTGGACAGTCCGTGCAGAGCGTTTGCGGTCGATGCCTGAAAAGCGGTTAGATCACGCATATACTGCTCTGTGATAGAATCCAACACATCCTTGTTTTCGTGCGTGTGCGCCGTATTGGAGAAATTGTTGACGGATTCAAAGAGCGTGTGAATCTGCTCTCTCGTCCAGTCCTCAAAAGGTCCGTATTCCTCAATTGCGGCGATCATCGCCACGGTAATGCGGTCAAGCACAGCCTGATTGTTGTGGCGATGCTTGTACTGCTGCAGGTTCAGGATCTCCTCGTTGACCGTCTGAATGTCGTAAACAGTCTTATCCTCGAACTGCTGCAGCTCATAAAGTTCTGCAAACAGTTCCGGCGTCAAGCTGTCCAGCGTAGCCTTGTTGTCATGCGTATGAGCATCCTCTGCCACAGGGGCAATCTGCTGCTCGACAATCGTCTGCACTTCCGTAGTTTTTGGATATTCAGACATATCCGGCGTTACACCGTCCTTGCCCTTCAGACTTTCAAGCCATTCCTCCTCGGTGCCAACATAGCCGTGATCCATAGCAATTTCATAGGCGGATTTACCGTCAAGCCCATGCTCCGCATCCTCGATGCGCTTCAGAAGCTGTGTATACAGATCAGGTGTCGGCGGGATAGGCGGCTCTTCGCCTTCAAAGCCGGATTCACGGATATTGAGCGTAACAGGAACAGTCGTTGCTCTCACAGTGGTATCCGATGCAGTATCATAGCCGTAGATGCCCATCTTCACCGCACCCGCATGAAGCTCCGCAGGCAGATAGCAACTTGTTCCGTCTGTACCGAGAACAATGCTATACACCTCATCGCACTGCGAGAACTGCACTACCTTGTGAAAACGCTTCCAGTCGCCGTCAAATGTGAACTTGAACTTCACATACTGGATCTGGTGATCCGCCAATACTTCTCTTTCGAGAATCTCAATGCTCTGGTTCTTTACAAGGAATTTCCACATTATTCACGCACCTCCGACCATTCTCTGGTTTCTGTATCATACTGCATATATCCGTCCAGACAGATGACCTTTTCAAGAGTGCCGTCAACCTGACCACTTCTGCCATCCCAGTTTCCGCCCTTTACAATAGCAGCCCATTCATCAAGGCTGCCCTCATAAGTGATTTTCGTCAATCGGTCGCAGTAATTGATCCAGTGAGAGCCGATTTTCGTCACATTATGGCTGAGCGTCACGTTTTGAAGATTCGGACATGACACAAATGCAAACTGAGGAATTTCCGCAGCTTCAATGCGAACAGTAGTCAGGTTCACGCAACGAGTAAATGTGCGTTCCCCCATGTTAGTTACCGTTGCAGGGACAGTGACCTGCGAGAGGCGATTTCCAGCAAAGGCGCAATAACCAATCTCAGTAATATTGGACGGAAAGGAAATAGCAGTCAAACCGTGCGATGTCCTCGGCGGTATTCTGTCATCAGAATGGACATAGAATGTCATCTCACCAATTGATGCAACCGAGTTAGGCAGAGAAACAGTTTCCAACTCATCACAAAAGCGGAATAAATAGTTTCCAAGCTTAGTAACACCATTCGCTACGATGACCTTCTTGATGTTTTGATTATCTGTAAACGGAGATTCAGTCGAGTCACCATCAAGCGACCATGTGTAATCGTAGGTTTCACCGGTTCCTTTCAGAATCAGCTTACCGTTGGAATACAGAGCATAGAACACATTCTCTCCGCACTGACCGACAGCAACAATATCTCCGATATCCTCGACCTCGGCTTCAAGCTCCTCCACCTTATTGGTCAGTTCTTCGATAGTCTCGTTGTTTTCCTGCACCTCTGCGATAAGTTGCTCCATTTGTGCCATAAGGTCAGTGACCTTGCATTTGCCAAGGATGCATTTGCAGTAACCACAGACGTTCTTGTCCTCACGGTAGTCGAACCAGTCATTTTCAGTCAGCGATGTTGCTCCGGGATTAAGGCGAACCGCATACATTAGGAGTCTGGTCTTATTCTCATCATACGGCAAAGAAGGCAGCGTCGGCGATTCCGCAGGCGTGCCGGGGACAATCTCCAGAGAAACGGAGCGAACCGATTCTCCGACATCAAGCAGAATAGAGATAGCCACAAAACGAGGCAGTGACTCATCCTGATATGCGGACAAATCGATAGAATAGCGTGCGTCATTGATAAAGTAATGTCCGTCTATCCACGCTTTGCCTGTGCCAAGATTGACCTTCAGTCCACTGCTTGCCGGTGTCAGCTTGAAATTCTGACCATAGGTATCGAGGATACCGTTGCAGATAATACTTGACAGATACGATGTGAAGTCCTCCGCTGTGTAGGTGCGGTCAAGTCCCTTTGAATTGAAAAATCCGCTGTAAAAAGCCATAAGTTACCCCTCCTTAAACGTGGGCGTAAGGCTGCGCCCGTTCTGGTCGAAAGCTTCTATCATGCCGATGAGCTGAATGCAGGGCTGTATCATGCCGAACCTCTTATGCTCTACAGTAACGTAGTCACCGACATAATAATCATGATTGTATACATACTGGGTGCTGTTTGCAGCAATTTCTGATTCGGATGCAGTCTTTGGAGATTCCAGACGTTCCGAACCTCTCGTTTTCAGCAGCTCGATATACTTTTCCTCCGGAATCGGCACCGTCTCACCCTCGACCTGTTCTGTTTCGGAAATATCGTCTGCATCCACATACAGTTCATAGCGGTCGAGATAGGCCGGCTCAGTACCAACACAATATGTGGTACGCTTTCGTTCCTCGCCCTTACCCTGACCGAAGATGTAGGCGAAATTCCGCTGCACAGAAGCATCTGCGGCATAACTGAACGAGAGCAGGTTACTGTATGCATCGGAAAAAATGATGTGGGGATTTTCCTCCTGCATCAGACTTCTGTCCTCTCCCTGTGCCAGATCAAATACCATACGGTACTGCTCGCCAGTATCCTTCACAAGCCGGATATTTGCTGTGCCGCCGATCTTCTCACAGATGGTATATATCCATTCCATCAGATTGGCATAGGAGATTTGCAGCGTTGTGTTCTGTTCCCAGCAAGTGCCGGATACAGTGCCGAGCGATAAGCCGGGGATTTTCCGTTTGTCAGATAATAATGTGTTCTGCGTGACTACCTCTCGGATGATCTCGCTATATGCTTTCTCCGCTGTAGTGGAATACATCGGATTGATGATGCGGCGCTCCAGCAGACACATAAGAAATCTGCCTCTGACAGTCAGGTAGTCGCCGTTCTCGACATCCGTGTTGATCAGAACAGATTCAATGATACCAAAGTGCTGACTGTCATCATCTCTGCCGACAATGCGACCGGGCTGGAAGATATCCACGTTCTGCGGATTGGCTGCGATATACACCTCAAAGCTGCCGCACTTATAATACTCTATATCCCACAGGAGCGATGAAAATGTGTCGCAGATCGCTTCAAGGGTTATCGTGAGGGTATCATCCTCCGCTGTCATCTTGTAAACTTCAATCTGCATCGTTATACCCCCAGATACGCATTGGTGTGAATGATCTTCACCCTCAGTTTCGTCAGCCCTGTGCCGCGCAGATAAAAACGATTCTTACCCTCACGCAGCGTCAGCCATGTCGAGCCGGATACAAGGCGATTGATGATGTTGGTCTTTACGCCGCCGCGATCGAGCGTGACGGTCTTGTTGCCTGTCTTGGTTGTGATCGTCACAATGTCTCCCGCAAGCAGGTCGCCTGTGATCTGCAAATACTCGTCTGTATCCGCATTATACAGCGTAGGAGAACGAACATCTTCGAGGGCTTCGATTTCAAGAGTGAAGCCTGTTTCATCTCCGTCATTCACGATAATCATTGTATTTTGCGTGTTGTACTTGCCGAGGATGAACGGCTCCGGATTGCTTTCAGTCGGGAACGGGAATGTGAATGCGCCTGTGATCTGGCTGTAATACGCCATGACCGAGGTAGTGGAATACCAATATATATCCGGACACAGAATAGAGATCTGCCCGGTTGTCAGCATCTCAAAATTCTGCACCTCGCAAGTCTCTACATAGCCGGTTGTGAACACATCGATGCCTGCGGTTGCGTAGTAGATTTTGATATAGCGGGACGGTTTCACCACCTTGTAGAGCTGATGACGGCGCTTTTCTACACCAATACCACGCATCTCGAAGGAAATAACCACATTTCGCTTCTCAATAAAGGCATTGTTAAGATAACTGCCGTCCATTCCTGCGTAGGAGGAGGTGCTGATTGTGCCGGGCGGCGGAGAAAGTCCCTCAATCTTTGAGGTCATATACTGGTTTGCGGTCGCCGTCATATTGATCCGGTCTCCGGTGGAGTTTTCTAAGATAAGGCTGAAAAACATGGTTACCCCCCCTTTACAATTTCATGCTAAATGTGTTATAATTATACTACAAATTAAATTTCAACAGGAGGAACAATATAAATGAGTAAAAAACTTGATCGAGATATAATTGCTGACAATAATAACGCCATTTCAGAAGCCTATAATGCTATTGATGGCCCGCATAAATTCAAAGCTTTCGTAAGCGTTAATTATTTCGGTGACTTTACGCCTCCACTGACATTTGATACTGAAGCTGGAATATTGATTGATAGCTTGAGCAATGGAATGTGGATTGATTTCAAGGAATTTGAAGATAGGTTTTATTTAGAATATAGAGCTGATTATCAAGTGTTCAAATTTTATAATGATTTTATGATAATAGAATGTGAATCAAAACATGGCGATCGCATTCATATTACTATTACACCCAAATGATTATTTACACATTCAGTGCATTCCGCGTCTGACGATAGATATCCAGCCGTGACAGCGACTTAGGCGAGTTGTTCGTCTGATTCACTGTGCGGCTGTTGTCGTTGTTGTAGTAATTATTGACCACACCACCGCTGCCGCCGTCCAGCATTGCGCCAGAAATGCCGTCAAACTTCATATCAAAGCCCGACTGCATTGTGAGCGACATCGCATCGGCTACAGAGGATACAGCCTTTTCCACATACTTTTTGCTCTTGTTGATGCCTTGTGCCAGTCCTTTCATGAAGTCCGGCATCCATGATTCGAATTTCGACAGAGGACCTTTATCCGGCACCGAAAAGTGCAGATAATCGCTGATGGCTCGTGCCACGTCCGCAACAGTATTGATGAGGTTGCCGAGCATATAATTCAAACCGTTGATAAGGTTCTGCATGAGGTCGCGTCCCCAAGACCACGAGCTGTTGACCTTGTCCATGACTGCCTGATATACAGCGTTCATTGCACCTGATACCGCATCCCGCACACCGTCGAGCCTGTCGCTGATGCCGTTTTTGATGTTGGCCCATATCGACAGCACAGCGTCTTTGACCTGATTCATCGGCTGACGCACGATATCCGGCATAGCATTCCAGATGGAAGAAACCACAGACTTAATGTCGTTTAGAACTGTGTTTACTACATCCTTTGCAGCGTTCCATGTGGTTGTGATGACGGATTTGATGTCAAGCTGTCCTGTCTGAATCAGATTTTTCAGTGCCGCCCATACCGCAGTAATAATTTTCTTGATGCCGTTCAATGCAGAGTCAATAACAGAATGAATCGCTTTCCATGTTGTAGTTATGACGCTCTTGATGTTATCAAGGGCATTTTTGATTTTGGATACCACAGCCTTCCAGCCCGCAGTAACACCGCAGCTGATCTGTGCCATCGTTGCATCAATCGCAGCATTGGCGTTTGTCCAGACCGTTTTCACGGTATCGAACACCTGCGTCATAAAGCCCTGCACCGAGGTTACCACAGTGGACAGTGCGTTTTGGATCACACTGCTGATCTTCTCAGCAAGACCTCCGGCAAAGTTGTTGACGGCATCGCCCACAACATTGGTATTTGCGTTAATACCATCGGCAAGTCCCTGCATGAAGTCCGGCATCCAGCTCTCGAAATCCGCAAGAGGTCCCTCATCCGGCACACTGAAATGCAGGAAAGAGCGAATCTCGTCAGCTACGCCGGATACCGCATCGGAAACTTTGTCGATACAGCTCTTGATGCCGTTTACGATACCGTCGATAATATCAGCGCCCCAGGAGAACGCCTGCGATGCAAGGTTCTTGATGAAGCTGACTGCCGCATTAAAGCCGTTTTCAATGGTCGTCTTGATTGCAGTGATCTTCTGAGATACTGCGGATTTTACAGATTCCCAGATATTCGAGACTGTGGTCTTGATCGCATTCATCACAGTTGTGACTGTATTTTTGATGCTGTTCCAGATGTTTGAGACTGTAGAGGAAATAGTGTTGAGAATAGAAGAGATAAACCCGCTGATAGCGTTCCAGACGGAAGATACTACAGAATAGATCGCATTCAGAACAGCCGAGATGTGTGCGCTGATACTGTTCCAAATGCTTGAAATCACTGACCAGATCGCATTGAGAATCGTTGATATAAAGGAACTGATAGCATTCCACACGGTCTCCACACCACTTTTGATCGTGTCAAGGACTGTGCTTATCGTTGTACAGATCGCATCCCAGATGCTTTGGAAGAAGTCGCGGATGCTCTCAAGAATCGGAGTCAGGAATTCGACTATCGCATTCCAGATTGCAGAGATTTTCTCATGAATCCAATCCATCGCTCTGCCGATGAGAATTTGAATCGCCTGAAAAATGGTCTCGAACAGATACCGGAAAGCTTCGAGCAGCGGAGAAATAATGTCATAGATCGTCTGCCATACAGTCGTGATAACTGACCAGATGGCGTTCATGACAGTTGTGATTGCTGTATGAATCGCATTCCACACAGTTGTAATAACGGTCTTGATGAGGTTGATTTTCGTGGTTACATCGGTATAGATCGCCGTCCAAATACCAACAAAAAAGTTCTTGATGCCTGTCCAGATGTTCGTGAAAAATGTTGCAATGCCATTCAGAACAGAGCTTACAAATGTAGTGATGCTGTTCCAGATGCCTACAAAGAAGTCTTTGATTGAGTTCCACACATCCACCCAGAAGGATTTTACTGTTTCAAGGTCAGTGCCGAAAATATTGCAGAGCAGTTCCATCACACCGGACAATGCGGACACGATAGCATCCCAGATACCGGAGAAAATCTCCTTGATACCCGTCCATGCTTTGTCCCAGTCGCCGGTGAAGATGCCGATAAATACATCGACAATGCCAAGGATAATGTCCACCGCCGCTGACAAAATGTCACCGATCAGCTTGAATGTGGTTTCAAAAACAGGTGCGAGATAATTGCAGAGTGCCTCCCACACCGCATGGATCACTTCGCCGATATTTTTGAAATCAAAGCCCAGACCGTTGAGCCGTTCCACGATGCCAGAGGTCAGCTTTTCAAATGTCGCCTTGATGTTGTTCCACGTCTCGATGATGTTATTGCGGAAATCCTCGTTGGTGTCCCACAAATGTTTGAATGAGGCGATCAGTACAGCAATGACAGCTACGACCGCAACCACCGGCGCACTGATTCCGCCGATAGCCGCGCCGAGTTTGGCGAACACAGCCTTACAGCTCGCAATGATCTGCGGCATATTGGATATAAGCTGCATCAGCTTTCCCACAGTCGAGATGGTTTTTCCGACAGCAACCAGTAACGGACCGATTGCCGCCGCTACAAGTGCAATTTTTAGAATGGTCTCCTTGGTTGCCGGGGACAGGGCGTTGAGCTTATCGACAAACGCCTGAATCTTAGACACTATGGCACGGATCGCAGGCATCAGCAGTTCACCGAAGGAGATCGCAAGCTCCTCAAGCTGAGATTTCAGAATGGTTAGCTGACCTGCAAGGTTATCCTGCATGGTCTCCGCCATATTCTGTGCCGTACCCTCACAGCCGTAAATGGCATCGGTCAGATTGTTGTAATCTTCTTCGGTCGCATTGATGATAGCAAGCATACCGGAGAGGTTCTGCTTACCGAAAATGATCGCAGCGTTTTTGAGCTGTTCTGCCTGTGTCAAGCCTTCCTCAGTCGATTCCAGCTCTGCGATAATATCGTCATATTCACGCAGATTACCCTCGCTGTCTACAAGGTCAACATTGACAGCACCGAGGTTTGCACGCAGCACGTTCATGATCTCACCGAGAGATTTCATGTTGCCGTACTCATCTGTAAACGCAGACTGCCCCGTGCTGATCGTTTTGATCGTGCCCTGCTGTGCTTTGGTGAGTGCTTCCTGTGCCGTTGTCAGCGCATTTTCCTGCTTTTGCAGATCCAGCATTTTGGTCTGTGCCTGCGAGGACTCTGCGCCGTATTTTGCGACAGCATCGTTGTATGCGATCTGTGCTTTCTGCACATCAATGGTCTTGCTTTCGACCTTCGCCATCGCCTTATCAACTTCCGCTTGGTCGATCACATTGACAGTCTCTGTTGTGATAAGACCGAGGGCTTCCATAGCTGCCGCCTGTGCATCGGTCGGTTTTACAAGATTGACAAGTGCATTTTTCAGCGAGTTACCAGCCTGAGAGCCTTTGATACCGCTGTTCGCCATAAGTCCGAGGGCGATCGACAAGTCCTCTGCGGAGGCACCCATTGCACCTGCAAGAGGCGCACAGTACTTGAAGCTCTCACCCATGAGAGACACATTGGTATTGGCGTTTGAACTTGCTGCTGCAAGGATGTCTGCGAAATGCGCGGAGTCATCAGCACTCATACCGAGCGCCGTCAGAGCGTCAGTCACGATATCCGATGTGGTCGCTAAGTCCTCGCCGGATGCCGCCGCAAGGTTCATGATACCCTCAACACCATCGAGCATATCCGTAGTCTTCCAACCTGCCATTGCCATGTAGTTCATGGCATCTGCGGCTTCCGATGCAGAGAAATTCGTCTGACTGCCCATCTCACGGGCTTTTGCACGAAGCTCCTCCAAGTCCTCACCGGTCGCACCGGACACAGCGGAGACCTCGCTCATGGAATCATCAAAATCCGCAGTCGTTTTCACAGCAGCGGTACCAAGTCCGAGGATCGGGGCGGTCACATATTTTGTCAGGTTTGTACCGACACCTGCGATCTTGTCACCGACCTTTTCCATTGTCTCGCCGGCTTCACCGATCTTCACAAGTGCCGTGCGGGAGTTATCCGCTTCACGCTGTAGGTTCTGAAGCTCCTGTTCCGTCTCGATGATCTCACGCTGCAGGGAATCATACTGTTCAGGGCTGATTGGATTGCCGAATTCATCGGACACATCTTTTGCTGACTGTTTCAAAGAAGATAGTTCATCAGATGTTTCTTTGATCTCCCTTTGCAGAGCGTCATATTTCTCCTGCGAGATTTCGCCCTTTACAAGCTGTTCATCGGCAGTCTTGCTCTGCTCCTTGAGGTCATTGAGTTTGTTCTCAGTCTCGCTGATCTTTTGCTTCAGCGGATCGTATTTTGCCTTCCAAGCATCATAGTTGTCTTTGGTTTTGGCGGCTTCTTCGCTGGCTTTTTTCAGGGTATCAAGCCGTGTCTTTGTATCAGTGACTGCCTGTCCGAGCAATTTCTGTTTCTGTGCAAGCAGTTCCGTATTGGTCGGATCGAGCTTCAGCAGCTTCTCTACATCTTTGAGCTGTGTCTGCGTGTTGCGGATATTCTTATCTACAGCCTGTAAGGATTTTTGCAAGCCTGTGGTATTGCCGTTGATCTCAACTGTGATGCCCTTGATTCTATTTGCCATGCGATATCACCTCCCATTTTACAGTTGACTTTTTCAGAGCTATACATTATAATAGATACAGTCCCTGCCGGGCAGATACCCCTTCATGTGTCCGGTGGGGACAAGCTATGATAGAACTATGATAGTAATGATCAAAAATGAAAAAAATTAGAATTTGTAGGTGAATATACATGAAAATAGAAGTAATCGGACAGCAGATACCACAGCAGGAAATTGACGCATATGTCGCTCGTGCGAAAGAAATATATCCGGATAAGATCATCAATAAAATGACGATCACACCCGATGGGGATTTTGTAGATCTGAAATATGAGTTTGCAGATATCCCGTTTGACAGAGTCCGCCGCATCACGGGCTATCTTGTTGGCTCACTCGACCGCTTCAATAATGGTAAAAGGGCCGAGGTAGAAGATAGAGTAACACATGGAGTACATTAAAAAGCATTCATCTGCTCCTGAGTTGCTTTCTGCGCCCAGCCATCATAGTCATCATTCTCCCTTTCGATGAACATTTCATTGACCATTCCGATAGTGAGCAGATCAAGGTCGGAAAGACTCAGCCCGATCTGCACACATCGGAGTAGGAAGAGTGGTGTAGTCATCGGCCGGTCAACTGGGCGAGTTCTTTTTTTGACTGTGCCTGCGTTTCCAGATTCATGCCCCAGAGTTCAAAAAGCTGTGGAAGGATCTCATAGATGGAGAACGTGTTGAACTGCTCCAGCCATTCATCGGGGCTGTCCGGAACATTCTGTGGATCGGCGTGCTTGGCCATTGCCCAGCTCAAGTTTTCAAAGACCTCAAGGCTTTCAATGCCGAGACCAGAGTTGTTCTCATCGCTCTCATCCACGGAGTCCTTCAGTGCAGCGAAATCCTTGAAGATGTCCTTGCGAAACTTAGCACGGTAAAGGCGAGGCAGTGTAGCGCTCGCCTTGAATGGAACCTCGATGCCGTCAACGGTGATGATTTTCTTGATAGCCATATTCTTTACCCTCCGAATCAGTCAGTAGCGGCTGCGGCAGCAGACTTCGTGGTGCTTGCCGAGCGTGTGTTGGTGGTGCTGTTGGTGGTTGCCGCAGTCGGGATATACACAGCGTTGTACCAGTTGTTGTAGGTGGTCTCGTCCGTGTTCTCGCAGGTCTTGGACTTCACCAGACCAGACGGCAGTGCGGTCGCCTTGAGGCTGAGTGTCTCCGTCTTGACCTCGGTCTCCTCCTCAGTAGTGGAGCTTTCCGTTGCGGGGCGAGATGCCGAACAGCAATACAGCACATGACGGATCTTATTCTTGTCGCCCTCAAACTCGAAAAGCAGTGCGAACTGTGCAAGCTCCGCATCGTTGCGCTCAACCAGCACGCCCTTGCTGTCGAGCTGTTCGCCGAGGATCTCCGTGGCAAAATCCGTGGTGATGAGTGCAACTTCAAGGTCGCCCTCATAGCCGGAGTTGTTGTTGATGACGTAGTACACGCCGTTATCTGCGTAGAAATTGTCCGCACCGCCGCTTGCATCCACGGACAGCGAGACCGCACCGGGCAGGCGCACAGGCGTTGCAAAGGTCGGAACGCCATCGTCCGACCATGCCGTGATCTTTGCCCAGTGGACTTTGTTCAGACCGAACTTGACCTTATTCTTCTTCAGAGCCATATTCATACCTCCATAGTGTAAAGGACCTCGTAGAGCTTTTCGCTCTCGATCCATACCTCAGATTTTGTGTAATAAATGTTGTGCTGCAGGAGGACTTCCTCCACACGCTGCTCTGTATCCGTCGATTTTTCATCCGTATAAAGCTCGATGTGCAGCTCTTTGAAGCTGTGATACATCAAGTTATCCGCCGAAAATGTGTCCTCGCCGGGAGACAGGAACAGTGTGAACGGAGGATCAGGGCTTTCACCCTCTGCGAAATGATGATACGCAAATGGCAGCCCGATCTCCTGCATCATTTCATTGATTTCTTCATAGGACATGATAATTCCTTTCAATGGTTGATTTTTTCGCCTCAATCGTTTATAATGTGATAAAGGTGGTGATTATAATGAGTGTTGGACATGGTGCCTTTTGCAAAAAGCTATCCGAGAATGATGAGTGCGTTACATATGCTTACTCATCGTTTAACTATAATAATAAAAGATTCCTTAATGACGAGCGTATTTGCGACGGAAAAATTATTATATCCAAGAAAGCATTTTCTGACAGCTTAGGCATTCTGCGTGATTCTTTTCCTGTGCTTTATGACAAGGGTGATATTGTCATAGAAAATTGTTCAAATACATGGATGAAGCACTCAGTTGGCTATGATGTTATGGCGATACACCTTTTGTGTAAACTTCTCCGACAAATTCAGAAATTACAATGCTTTCCTGATAAATGCAATTATGAGGTATAGTCCATCATCATGAAAGCGCCTCCTCGATTAGATGTGTGAGCATCTGCTCACCATTCGCTTCGGCAGGAGCGATATGCGGGATAGCTGCCACACGACCACCGCCTCGTTTCGCATGACCGTGCTCCAGCAGGTGTGCGATCTGGTAGCGGTCTTTGCTGTGAACGGTCATTTCAAGTGTATGGCTGTTCTCTTTTGTTTTCTTAGTTGTCCAGCTTCGCTTGTAGCGCCCGGATTTCACCGGTGCGTTTGCAGAGATCTCGTTCTTGACGGATGTTGCTGTCTTTCGGACAGCCTTTTTCATTTCGGTATCAGCAAGCTCCGCATATTCCGTCAGTCCTTTCATGACCTCCGATGCCAGATCGTCAATAGATGTCATCTTTAGCACCTGCCTTTCGGGATTCGCAGATCAGCTTCATATAGTCCTGCGTCTGGAAATTCGGCACAATGCCCTTGATGTCGTAATCCAGACCGTCAAAACGAATCTTATACACAGTCGATGCCATACGTTTCGTCTGCGGAGTTTGCCGGATGATGACCTCGATCTTCTGAATCGCTCTGGTCACGCCGGTATTGGTCTCCTCAGTCGCATCGCCGACGGTATTGGATACAGTCACAGAAGCCCAGAGGGAGAACACCTCTTCCCACTGAGCCTTGTGATTGCCGATGGTATCTTTTTTGACATGATTTTCGAGGACAGCGATCCGCTGATTCAGTTTCCCGATCTCCATCAGACGATGCCCTCCCTCTGTGCGAATAACAGCGCACGCAAAGTGAGTGTCAGCGCATGATAGTCAGCAGTATTGCGGTTTTCATAGAGGTACGAAACAGTATACAGCATAGCCTGCCGGGAGGTTTCCTCATTTTCCGCGAGCTGTTTTTCATTCATGCGTCCCACATCCATCACGAGCCGCTGTGCCGTATCGATCAGAGTGAGGATGAGCTTGTCATCCTCGCAGTGATCTACACGGAGATAATTCTTGGTTTCAGGAAGCGATATCAGGTTCATGACTGACCTCCGTTCTCAGGAGATCAGCCGTTACCGCCTGCACCGCCGCCGGTAGTACCGCCACCAGTCGTATTCTTATTGCCAGCCATCTTGAGGACCTTGACGGACTCCGGCAGGATCAGACGACCGTCCACACGCTGCGTGGTCAGGAAGCCGACCTGATCGGTGCGGGCATACAGCTCGTTGAGACGGCGGAAGGTGCGGTTCTGGCGGTCTGCCACCCAGTAATTCTTCATGTCACCGAAGAGGAGAACACGCTCGCCCTTGGCGATGGTCGGCATGAAGGAGGAGGTGCGGATCGGTCTGCCAAGCAGAGTGTCCGGCTTTGCGATGTCGAGCGACGGCTTCCAGAGGTAGTTGTCGTTCTTGTCCTTCAGCTTCATGAGCTGAAGCAGGATGGTCTCGTTGCAGACGAACTGTGCGTTGCGGCGGTAGGGAGACTTCAGGCTGTAGTAAAGGTCGAAGATCTCATCAAAGGTGATCGCAGTCTGCGATGCAGTCTCCACGCCGAGCTGCGCACCGCCGGTCTCATCGAGAATGCCGAGGGGCTTCTTGTCGCCGTCGCCCGTAAAGAAGGCACGTTCCTCGGCGTTACCCATAGCCACACCGAAGCGTGCAGCGATATAGCTTGCGAGGTCGAAAGCGGAATCGTGCAGAAGCTCGTTCGAGATCTTGATCATCGTACCCAGCTTGTACGCAGACAGCGTGGTCTGACCAAAACGGGTATCGGTCTCCGGGATCTCCTCGCCCTCATCGATCCACTGCGCCTCCATCGTGTCATTGGCGATAGGAATCTTGCGGGTGCCGCTGTTGGTCTTGATGACCGTTGCCATCTGGCGGAAGATGTTGTTTTCCTCAAGCGCCTGAATCAGTCTGCGCTCGAACTCGTCCGGCACGGTATAGCCGCCCTCGGTGTCCTCGCCGACAGAGAGCGCGTTGCGGACTGCAAGCTGATCGCCCTTGTTGCGGATCATATCCCAGAATGCGCCCTTGTACTCGTCCGTGGCGGTCGGCGCGGCCTTTGCGGCAGTCGGTGCGCCGGGGGCGTTTGTGACGGGCTTAGAGGTCGGTGCGGACAATGCGGCATCGAGGGCAGCCTGCTGTTCCAGACGCTCGATCTCAGCACCGAGAGCCTGCACCTCACCGGCCATCTTGTTGTACTGCTCGACATCGGAAGCCTCCACGAGACCGTTCTCACCACGGTGCTTTTCGAGGAATGCCTTAGTCTGCTCCCACAGGGTATTGCGCTTAGTGCGAAGTTCCATGATCTTGCTCATATTCATTTCTCCATTTCTCCGGAGATGAAACTCCGGCGGTCATAAAAATACAGCCTGCTTATCTCATAAAAGCAAGCTGTCGCTTCAGGATTTCATACGGCATCGAGCCGTCAGTGGTTTTGCCGTCCATGCCGATCACAGGCATATTGGGGACTGTGACCACAGGTGCAGTGTTTTCAGCCACAGATGCAGTCAGCCCTTTTTCGGTAGATTCCGGTGTTTCAGTTTCGCCATCGGGAGTGTCGTTCGTGTCGGCTGTGTCTGCGGCTGCGGTGATCTTGCCCAGAATGGTCTGCCCCATGATACGGGTACTGTACTGCCAAAGGGCATCGCCGGAGTCCAGTTGAAACGGCTTCTTTTCGGTTTCCTTCTTTTCATCCCCGTCCTCGTCACCGCCTTCCTCATCGGGCTTGTCAGGCTCGTCCGGATCTTCTTCCTCCTTCTTTTCCGGTTCAGGCTTCTCGTCAAAGAGGATCACATCGGCAAAGCCAAGCTCCACCGCCTTTTTCGCATTGATCCAAGTCTCATCGGACATGAGCTTGCTGATGCGGTTATGGGAAAGCCCGGTTTTCGCCATATATGCGTTGATAATGGACTCTTTGACTTCGTTGAGCGTAGCGATGGTTTTCTCCATATCACGCGCATTGCCCATAGCAATTGTGCTGGGATCATGCACAAACAGGAGTGCGGTCGGAGACATCTCCACGGTGTTGCCCGCCATTGCGATCACGCTTGCAGCCGATGCCGCGATGCTTGCGATGCGCACTGTGACATTGTGCGGATAATCGCGGATCATCGTGTAGATCTCCGCAGCGGCGAACACATTGCCGCCGGGCGAGTTGATCCAGAGCGTGATATCACCGTCCTCGGCGTACAGCTCATCGCGGAAGTCCTGCGGCGTAATTTCCGAACCCCAATAAGACTCCGAATCAATCGGTCCTTCGAGGCGGAGGACTCTGCCGCCGCTGTCATCGTGAATCCAGTTCCAGAATTTCTGCATATCACATACCCCCTTATTGTGTATCATAGTTTCCTAACATCCTATTGGTTTTTGCAAACTCACCGAAATAGTAAAGTGCTGCCTCATCGTATGCTTCTGCTGCTTCTCTTGAGGTATCATATGAGCCGAGCCGAATGTGTTTTCTATTCACGGTAATTTCGGCACGCCACTTTCCTCGGTCAGAAGCCCAATGAACACCTTTGAATCCGCTTGTATTGTTTTGCTGATTTCCGATATTCCGATTATTTTCAGTATACGAGCATAACCGCAAATTTGCTTTTCGGCAGTTACCTTTGTTGCCGTCAATGTGATCCACATAGACACCCTTTTCAGGTTTTGCAATTAGCCTGTGCAGGAAGATGTGATTATCCTTACGCCCCAATGAGGCAATAAAATATCCCGCATTATTGGTAACCCATCTGTGCTTTGCGGCTATTGGATAATCCTCATGGTCGATTTGGAAGCGCATACCAGAGGGCAAAACACACTCCATATAATCGGTGTGATAATGATAATGGCCATAATTGCAGTCACCGCATTTCGTTTTCTTCCCATATAGCAGTGCTTTTCCGCCGACTGTACACAAACGGCCACATGAACATCTGCAGAGCCATGAGGCTCCACCGTTTCTGCTTTTCTTTTCAAGCCATAATACAGTAAGCTCACCAAACTTGCGGTCTGTCAAATCTTCCGTACCATACACAGTATATCACCCCTTGGAAATGCGTTTGCGTTTCTTCCGCAGGAATCTGTCATCGGTTTCCTCGTCCGGATTCTCATCCGGCTCATCCTGTTCCTCAGTGTCCGGCTGATCGTCCGTATCATCATCGGACTGTTTCGGCTGATTCAAAGCATAGGCCGCACCTGCATCCTGCAGCTTGTTATAGCTGCCGTTGAGGTAGTAATCGTTACCACCCTCCTCGTCAGGAATAAGATCCATATTTTCAAGCCTGCGGACATCATTCGGAGAGAAGAATCCGTTTCCGACACCGATCGCATAGGCGTTCATTCGGCTCTGATAATCTCCGCGCATCAGACCGTCCACATTGAATTTCGGGAAATATACATCCTGTTCCTCTTCGAGCAGCAGGTCTTTCATGATGCCTTTTTCAATCCGGATGATCCACGGCATGAGGCTGTATTGCACGAATGCGATGCCCTGATGCTCGATGTTGTTGAAGGTGCTGCGTTTGAGGTCCTGTACCAGATGCGGCGGAACCTGAAACATTCGGCAAATTTCCTCCACATCGAACTCGCGGGTAGACAGGAACTGCGAGTCCTCCGGAGGCAGGGAGATCGGCTTATACTGCATCCCTTCTTCGAGGACTGCGATGCGGTGTGCGTTTCGTGCGCCGCCGTATGCTTTTGTCCAGTTGTCTCGTATTTTCTGCGGATCCTTCAGTACGCCCGGATGCTCCAACACACCAGCAGGCTGCGCTCCGTTTTTGAAGAAGGCGCTGCCGTATCGTTCCACAGCCATCACTGCGCCGAGCGCATTTTTCATCATCGCTATCGGAGAAAATCCAACCAGACCGTTGAATCCGAGACCGGGGATGTGCAGAATCTCATCCCTGCGGAAAATGATATCCTTGTCATGCTCTCCCGGTTTTTCATCGGTATAGGCATGGTAGGTGTAGATCAGGTCGCCGCTTTTCGGATCACGGTCGATTTCGACATTTTCGGGAAGCAGGGGATAGAGACCGAGGATGCCGTTTTTGCCGTCCCGGACGATCTGCGCATAGGCGTTGCCCCAGAGCAGCAGATGACACATCAGTGCTTCCCAGAATGAGAATGAACTCATTTCGGGATTCGGCTGTCGGTAGAGTATTTTATACAGCGGATGATCGGTCGCCAGTTCCTTATCTTCGCCCTGTCCGGTGTATCTGTACAAATGCAGCGGAAGTCCTGCGATAGTATTGGAGAGCAAGCGAACACAGGCATATACGGTAACGATCTGCATTGCAGTTCGCTCATCCACACGCTCTCCGCTGTGTGTCATGCCGAATACGAACAGGTTTCCCGAGTCGCGTACATTGTCCTGAATATCCGGGAGCATCGGCGCATCTCTCGGCTTACTGATGCCGAGCCAGCTCAAAAAGCCCATAAACATTACCTCCTGTCAGATGACCACAAGGTCGTGGTCGGGTTCATCGTATACAGATCCCTGCATTTCGTGTCGGATACATCTGTCAAGTGCCATGATCCATGCCACGATGCCGTCGATCTTTTCTGTACTTTTCTTTTTACTCGGTTTAATGTTTTCTGCCGCATCAATTTCTGCTACAACATTACCTGCCATCCAGCGGAGTACAGGGTTGCCACCGTGAATAAACTGCCCTTCGAGTATAAGCTTGTACAGCTCTTTCATCGGCGGCGACATATCCTTGAAGCCCATGCCCATTGGAACAACGGTAAATCCGTCACCCTCAAGGTCGGTTATAAGCTGTGTAGCGTTCCAGCGGTCTGCAGCTATCTCTTTGATGTTATACATAGTGTGCAGCTCGTTGATCGTTTTCCGCACGAAGTTATAATCGACCACATTGCCTTCGGTGATGTGGAAAAGTCCCATGCGTTCCCATACATCGTAGGGAACATGGTCTCGCCGCACTCGAAGCAATTCCTTGCGAGAAAGCCTTGCAGCCTTTTGGCTTTGCAGGTCTTTCAGCCGTGTTTCCGCCTTCAGCGCATTGCTTTTCGTATTCCGCCAGTTTTGTGTCATAGAAATCTTCTCCCTGCGGATGCATCGCATTTTCTCGGATGAACTGCTGCATTGCCGACGCAAGCCCGTTCAAGTAGATATATTGTTCCTCGATCTTCCTGTTGATAGCCGCAGTATCAGAAAGCATTTCCACGATCTGCTGACAAGATGCTATAAAATCATTCCTGTTAGCGGCTACTCTTTCGCACACCTCAATGAACCGCTTTTTGATCTCGTCTTCATACAAATGCGGCGTGCTGCATTTCTCACCGTTCTTGAACTTGTGGTTGCACTGCCAGATCACATGACGGTATTTGGAAGTAGAATGCCACACTTTTGATCCGAAGAAACCGCCACAGCAGGAGCATACCAGTTTTGTTGAGAAAATGTTACTGCTGCTGTAGACCTTTCCAATTTCCTTGCGCCTTGCTATTTCCGCCTGCACAAGCTCAAATTCCTGCGGGTCGATAATCGGAGTGTGGCTATTCTCGATGAAGTACTGGTCGTAATACGCTTAGTGAACTCGCCATTTTCCAA